TCATTCTTCTGTTGTTTGTTCCATTAGACGGTAGGTAATGATCCAATACAAAAGGGCTAAGGCACTGACAGATGCACCAAATAGGCATATCCCGCTCCATCCATAGTTTGCGTATATGTTGGTTGAAACAATTGAACCTATGGCACTGCCGATGGAATAAAAAATCATGTAAGCAGCAGTAAGTCGGCTTCTCGCCTCAGGTCGCACTGTGAAAATCATACTCTGATTGGTCACGTGTACTGCTTGCACAGATAGGTCAAGAAAGATAATGCCAATGACTAATGCGATGAGTGAATGTTCTGTAAAACGGATTAAAAACCATGAGACTAGCAATATAACTAGGGCTGTGCAGGTTGTGAACTGCCCTAAACCTCGATCAGCTAGGCTCCCAGCACGAGAAGCACCTAATGCTCCAGCAACTCCAGCAAGACCAAACGCTCCAATAACGGTATGTGAAAGAGAGTATGGGGGAGCACTGAGAGGTAGCACCAGCGAAGTCCATAATGTACTAAACACGATGAAAATCAGAAGAGCCAATATTCCGCGGATGCGTAGGATTCGTTCTTGAATAAATATATGTTCAAACAAAAGAAAACTATGGAACATCTAAAGTCCATAGTCTCTCTTAATTCTGCGTATAGTAGTTGATGGAATTCCCGTGTCTCTCGCTGTTTTTCTTAATGACGCATCGGGATTTTTTAAGTAGTATTCTTTTAAAATTTCAGCTTTACCTTTGGGGTCGTGGTTAATCACTTTGGTGTAATTTTTATATTCTCCAAATCTATTTCTAAGTCTGACGATTGAACTTGGGCCAATGTCTAATGCTTCTGCTATTTGTTTTTGAGTCAAATGGGGATGTTCATTCATGTATTCTTGAATCTTGTTGTATTTGCTTATAGGATCTCGTTCCCATTTATTTTTAACGTTGAATGGATCAGGGTCAATTGGTATGGCGATCTCTATAGGAACATCTTCAGATAAAAAACCCTCTAAAAGAATTTCTTTCTCATAAACTATCCCTTTCGGAAAAAGTGTAGAGATCATTTCTGTTTGTTCTTCTACAGTTAATAAACTTTCAAATCTTTCGGCAACTGAAAGATAAGAGGTGATAAGATCATAGTTAAACATTTTAGATTTTATAAGATGTAATTTCTCTTCAAGTGATCGAACTTGTTTTTTATGGTGCTCCTCTTGCGTTTCGAGCATCGTGTATTGTTTATCTAACTGCTCCTTTGAAAACTTTCCGTCGAGATAGAGAGGCAGCAGCAGATCCTTTTTCTCTGAAAACTTCTTTAAATTATTCCTTTCAGCTTTTACCTGCTTTTTCATGTCTTCAAGATCCTTCTGAGTATGATCGATCTTGACGTATTTTTTCGCCATGTTTTCGCTCTTAAGTATTTCTTTTATCGCTTTAGTTATATTTTGATCAAATCTTATGCTGTTAATTGACACCTTACAATCAATATGTCGGCCATGAGCAAGATAAAAGTATCCTTCGGTTGCATAACTATTTTTAGAATGTACTATGCTTAGTTTTCTTTGACATTCATCGCACTTAAAATACACCTTTCTCAAGAAATGGTGAAATACTACTTTCTTCCTCTTAAATTTTTCTTTTCTTATCTTGCAGATTTTCTCGTAGGTTTCTATAGTGCGAAGGGGAGGATATACAGGGACATCAGCGCTTATCGCTCCTTCGTTTTTAAAGTTTTTTTCTAGCACGCCGTGAAAGGCTTTGCTTTTAAGTCTGATTCCTACTAAGGCACTGTTCCATTCCTTTCCCGTTGGCGTACGGCTTATTTTATTTAACTCTTGTGCAATTGTTGTATAGCTGTATTTCTTCTCGGTATATAGCTTATCTATAAAGGGAATGACCCAAGACCAATTCTCGTTTATTGTATATGTGCCTGTGGCTTTATCGTAATTGTATTCCCAGAAAGTTTTCCCCCATCCCTTGCCTTCTCTTGTTCTTTGTCTTTTGCCTCGCATCATCTTTAAGACAATTTTCTTTTTTTCCCTTCGAGCAATTAAGTTTTTTAAGTCACTGATAAATTCATCATCTTCATTGTCTAGATCTGTAATGAATCCAGGCTCTGCTATTTTAACTTGATTCTCTCGAAGAGTTGATTTCAAAAATTCCCATCCGAGTGAATCTAATCTACTAAGCCGATCTTGTTCAATGCACAAGACGACTTCGCAGTTACCTTTCTCAACAAAATCTAGCAATTGGTTAAGTCCTTTTTTCTCTAACTTGCCGCCGCTGCCGACGTCCTGGAACTCGCCCACTACAGTCCATCCTTGGGACGCTGCGTATTTGGTGAGTTCTTCTTTTTGGGATCTTAAGCTGTATTTATCTTCTGTGGCTTGTCCTGGGGTAGATACCCTGTAATAAAGAGCAGCTTTCAATGTAAATCCTCCTTAAAAAAATAGCCCTTTGAAATGCAAGGAGCTATTTTTGTTCTCTCTGTGATAGCAGATATTTTATATATTTAATTGCTTCCTCAGCTTCTTCTTTAGTTAGAACGGCCTCATCCGAATCTGCTTTGTAATTTTCAACGACTTCACTTACTTTCATAGAAAGTTCAGACGGAAACAGCTTCGTGTATTCAGATACAAATTGTTTTTCTGAATCACTGTATTTTGGCTTATCGTTGGTTTCTGTTCCAGTTAGATAATCGATAGTAACATCAAAAATCTTTGACAGCTTTATCAGTGTTTCCCGTCCAGGTTTTTGTTTTCCTCTCTCTATAGCAGAAACATAAGTTTGGTGAACGCCGAGCGCTTCTGCAAGGTCAGCCTGATTCATCTTATGTTCTTTTCTTAGGTGTTTTAATTTGTCCTTAAGCTCCAATTTGTAGACCTCCTTAACCCTTGTCATATAAGGGTTTAAGTACATAAAAGAAAAATATTTATGAGTTTATGTAAAAAACCAGTTGATTTTAAGACTATTTGTCTTATATAATAGGAATCACCAAATAAATAAGACATATTGTCTTAAAGGGGGTGGTTCATGTGATGAATGAAAAACTCGTACTTTTAAGATCTAAAGCAGGTTTCAGTCAATTTAAACTTGCTGAGCTACTTGGGGTACATCAAACAACCGTAAGCACTTGGGAGAAGGGTTATCGTCAACCATCTAAGGAAAACAAGTTAAAGCTGGCCAAACTTTACGGTGTGTCAGTCGAGTATTTGTTTTATGCATCTTATTATGACACAGTTTCATGATTTTTTTTAGTATTTTTTAAGACTTTTTGTCTTAATTCTTATTTTAATTCTTAAAGGAGGTGATTATTTTGAGTGGTTTGCCTATTGATTTCGACGTAGTAAATAAAAATGCCTACCTACCCGTCAAATTAAGTGAGCTTTCAAAAGTCGATCCTTCATCGGCGTTAGAGATCCTTAACCAATGGGGAGAAGGAACAAAGCCAATTACAGTTTTATGGGAAACAACGATTGAAAAAATTTTGCAAAATAAAGACCAACCAACAAAGAAATAATAACACATTTATGTATATAAGTAAATACAAAACGAATCCTTAAAATGTTAATTTTCAAAAATCTATTGAGAGCGAAGTGATTTCATGGAATTAAAGAGAGTTATCTTCGCAAGCAAAATGTGTAAAGGCTCTGAGGTTTCAAGGATCTGCAAAATATCAAAGCCATATTTTATTAACGAAAATGCAAATGATTTAGTCATAGCACATGCGCTTTTTCTTAAATTGAAAACTATGCCTGAAAGGAGAAACAAAAATGTATAACCCATACGATTTTTACATTACACCGGAAGAATTTGCACAAGCCGAGGCAAACGGAATATGTAAGGATACACTCATCGGTCGAATACGTAGGCTAGGTTGGAGTAAACAGCGAGCATTAACCGAGCCAGTTAAGTTTCAAGACCGAGAAAGAGGCAGAGTGGAATGGAGTAAATGGGGAAAGATTGCTGAAAAAAATGGCGTCTCGAGATCCATCTTTACTGGAAGACTGAGGTTAGGGTGGGATAGCGAAAAGGCAGCTAATACGCCAAAGATAGATCCGCACGAACATGCGAAGAGATTAAATGAATTTTCTCCAAGAACCAAGCGTCGTAAATTCTCAGAGGATCTTGTCAAGTTAGCTGAATCAAACGGTGTTAGTTATAAAAATCTACAATACCGTGTGACTGTTAAAGGGTGGGACCCATACACCGCAGCTACGACACCAGTGATGTCCCTGCGTGAAGTTCAGAAAAAAGGGCGTGAAGCTTTCAAGAAAAAATACGGGTCCAATCCTAACGCTATTTTCTTCCCGAAAAGAAAGGTGGTACAAACATGAATCTAAATAACTTTTTAAAAACTGACCGTGACAAGGCTGAAAGATTGATTAAATCAATTCACTTTCTTGTTGATGAGTTACTAAGCGATGCTATCACAGATCAAGATTTTACCGGATGTATAGAGATTGCAGGATCAATTGTTTCAAATTGCGAGGAACTTAAACGGATGCATCGTCCAGAACAAGTTGTACAGCTGCATGATATTGCGACTCAATTCTTAAGTAAAGGTGTAGATGTCTCAATTGTGAGGGGGCCAATAAAATGAATCTTGAGCATCCGGTCATTACTGAAATAATTCGCAATGGATATCCAAAAGAGTATCAACAGTATGATCAAGAGCATGGCGATGACACTGAGGAAGAAGATGAATAAAAAAAGCCCACACGGCAATGTGGACTAATAAAACAAAAGCAATTCCATTTTAAATGGAAGTATCAACAAAATCAAATAGAGGAAGGTGCACATATGAATTCTTTGCAGGACTTTGAACTTAATGAAATTAGTGAACAGCCAGGGAACCGTCCACAATTTGAGATTAATGATATGAACAGCTTGAATTGGGCTTTTCGTAAAATCGCTGCTCTCAAGTCACAAGAAAAAGAAATCAAAGCACTAGCAGCTACCGAAAAGCAACGCATTGAAGAATGGGAACGGCACGAACTGAAACCGATTGAAGACAATCTATCATTTTTTGAAAATTTGGTGGGTGTCTATCACACAAAGCAGCTGGAGGAAGACCCGAAAGCAAAAACTCTTTCGACGCCTTACGGGAAATCTAAAAGCCGTGCAATTAAAGAGCAGCCTAAAGCAGTCGATCAGGATCAACTTCTCGATCATGTGAAAAAAGCTGGCCTCAATGAACTAATCAAGGAAGACATTAAATGGGGCGACTTCAAAAAATCTTTATCTATTAAAGAAATTGATGGTAAAAAAGTTGTCATTGATGAAAATGGACAAGCCGTCCCAGGTGTAGAGGTAGAACCTGCCTCAATCAACTTCAAAGTGGAGGTATAAGAGATGTTTCAAGTAACAGATGCACAGCGTCAAAAGGAAAAAGCAATTGTTGGATTTATAGGTCCGAGTGGTTCCGGTAAAACAGCCGGAGCGCTGCTTGTAGCTTACGGAATGATGCGGGAAGCATATCCAAACGCAAGCGATGAGGAAATTTGGTCTAAGATCGGTGTCGTTGATACCGAGCACCGCCGAGCGAAATTATACGCAAATTTACAATTTGATGAGATTCGTATAGGCAGCTTTAAGCATATTGATTTTACGCCGCCTTACACAACCGAACGTTATCAAATGGCTGTTGAGGCAATTAAGAACGCAGGGGCCGAGGTGGTTGTAATTGATTCGCTTTCCCACAACTGGCAGGGGGAAGGCGGAATTGTTGAAACACATGGCAGCATGTCCGGCAACTCTTTTCAAAACTGGGGTAAACTTGCGCCGGAAACAACAAAGCTAATCAAAACATTGACGCAAAATGATGTTCATATCTTGGCAACATTGAGAACAAAAACGGAATATGTTGTCGAAGCCGATAATAACGGGAAAATGGCACCTCGTAAGGTCGGGACTAAGCCAGTTCAAAAAGATGAATTGGAATATGAATTTATGCTTAATTTCACTATTAGTATTGATCATATGGCTGAAACGTCTAAGGACAATACACGAATGTTTGAAGGCTCCTCAATAAAGTTAAATCCTGAAGTTGGCCGTAAACTTTATCAATGGTTAGAACTTGGCATTGATGTAAAAGCAGAGGAAGAAACAGAAAGAATCGGCTTAATCACCCACATTAAAACTTTGATTGAAGATAACGAAGAGGCGGCTCAAATGATTGAGGAATTTCAGATTAAAGCGAATAAGAAACTTGATCAATGGAATGTCAAACTTGCTAACGCTGCAATTGATAGATTAAACGGCGTCTTGGGAGGTGATCAAGTTGAAAAATGATACAAAGCTCGAGACGATTCGTGAGCACGCAAGTATATCAGATGTACCCTGGCTAATTTCAGAGATTGATAGATTAAACAGTGGCATAGACAGCGTGATTTATGATTTACGAAATGAAGACACCAGCGATCCGTATGTATTGGACCAAGTAACTCAAAATCTTGTAACCGTTCTGAACGGTAAATAAAAAATTTGGAGGAATTAAATATGTTTACAGTAGACCACAGCAAAGGCGATTCATTTGAACCAATTAAACCAGGAGAATATGAAGCAACAGTAATGCATTTTGAAGAAAAAACAGCAGCGTCAGGCAATAAGCGACTTGTCGTAGATTATGAAATCCGTTCGGATGTTGAGCAGCCATGTCAGGGGCAGAAAATTCTATATGATAACTTCACGGTTACAGAAAACGCTATGTGGAGATTCCACCAGGCATCAAAAGCCGCAGGTTTTCCTAACGGAATGAAATTTAAAGATCATATCGAATGGGCAAATGCTTTCTTAAATAAACCAGTTCGTCTAGTTGTCGGAGAAAGAGAGCATAACGGGAAAAAATATCCTGAAGTAAAAGCGTTTAAGCCGTCCGAAGAATCGGCCCCGAATGCTGATCCAGTTAATATCAGTGACGACGATGTACCTTTTTGATCATAGAAAACACAATTGAGGGAGTGTTTAGCTCCCTCGTTTTTAAAGGGGAGTTATTACATGTACGAATTTAAGAACATACCGCAAGAGCTCAAAAACGCCCCTCAATGGATATTATGGCGTTCCGAAGAACGTGACGGTAAGAAAACTAAAGTGCCGTATCAGATTGATGGCAGCATGGCACAATCAAGTAATAAAAGAACCTGGTCAACATTTCCGACCATTTTAAAATTTTATAATAACCGAGACTACGACGGAATAGGCTTCATGTTTTCCAAAGATGATCCGTTCATTGGCATAGATATTGACCATTGTGTCGAGGATGGGATTTTGTCACCATTCGCACAAGAAATTGTTGATAGTGTAGGCAGCTATACCGAATTTTCTCCAAGTGGAGAAGGTGTCCACATTATTGCCAAAGGTAAGATACCGTTACGGGGCCAGGGCACAGGTAGAAAGAATCCCGAACTAGGATTAGAAGTATATCGACACGGTCGCTATTTTACCTTTACAGGAAACAGTCTAGGAATTGGAGCCATTGAAGAACGAACGGACAGGCTCAAGGAGCTCTTTAATAAATATTTGAAGGACAAAAAAGAAGAAACAAAAGCATCAAGCCCGCCTGCTGCTTCATCCCGTGATATGAACAATCTTTCTAATAAAGAGATATGGGAAAGGATGTTCAACAGCAAGAACGGGAAGAGCATTCAAGATTTGTTTAATGGTCATTTGATAAACGAGGATCATTCTGCCACAGATATGGCCCTGTGTAATCATTTGGCATTTTGGACCGATAAAGACACTTCAAAAATGGATTCGATGTTCCGTGAAACGGGATTGTATCGGGAAAAGTGGGATCGGCAACATTCATCCGATGGTGCTACATATGGAGAAATGACCATTGCAGCTGCCGTTTATTCTACTCATAAAACAATATCCGATTTGATGGAAGAACAGCAGGATCAGCCGTACGAGGTATATATTTCTCATCCTGATAAGTCTCAAGTTGAGGATACCGAAGAAATTATTGATAAGCCGCCTGTGTTTCATTTAACCGAACTGGGTAACGCTGAACGTATCGCCTATTATCACGGAAAGAATATCCGATATTGCAACGAGCTTGAATGGTTGATTTGGGACGGAAAGCGATGGGAAGAAGATAGCAAACGTAAAATTGAAGCCATTACTGCTAAGACGTTGCGGGCACTGTATGGTGAGGCTGAGGCCGCAGAAGATAAAATTCGAAAAAAGCAACTTTATGATTGGGCAAAGAAATGCGAAAGGCGTTCAATTCGAATAAATAGCATACTGGATGTGCGACCGATGGTATCCGTTAAGAAAAAAGATTTTGATAGCTTTAAGTTTCTTTTCAATTGCAATAATGGGGTCATTAACCTTAAAACAGGAGAGTTGAAACCACATGATAGAAACTTGCTGCTAACAAAAATGTCACCCATCCCTTATGAAAAAGATGCAGATTGTCCAAACTGGATCAAATTTCTTGAGAGTATCTTTCTTACAACAGCCGGAGATCCCGATCATGAATTAATAGAATATCTACAGAAGGCAATTGGTTATTCACTAACAGGTGTTACAAAGGAACAAATTATGTTCTTCCTTTTCGGTAATGGTAGGAATGGTAAATCAACTTTTATTAATGTAATTCAGGATATTCTTGGAGATTACGCCCGTCAGACGAACAGTGATACTTTCTTGAAGAAGAAAAATGAATCGGGAATCAACAATGATGTTGCTCGTCTGGATGGTGCGCGATTTGTTTCGGCTGTCGAGAGTGAAGAGGGCCAGCAGCTGTCAGAGGCACTTGTAAAGCAAATAACTGGTGGAGAGAAGATGTCTGCTCGTTTTCTCCGCCAAGAATACTTTGAATTTACACCGGAATTTAAAGTGTTTTTTACGACAAACCATAAGCCAATTATCAAAGGCGGCGACAATGGGATTTGGCGCAGAATTAAACTGGTTCCTTTTACAGTAACTATACCGGAAGAGAAAATTGATGCTGATCTTCCTGAAAAATTAAAAAGAGAAATGCCGGGAATACTCCGATGGATTGTTGACGGATGCTTGAAGTGGCAGAAGGAAGGATTGAAAGATCCAAAAGCGATTAGAAATGCTACACAAGGTTATCGTGAAGACATGGATATTTTAGGACCTTTCTTAAATGAAAACTGTACTATACATGAGGATGCCAGTATAGAAGCTAAAATCCTTTACGAAAACTATAAAAAATGGTGTTTTCAGAATGATGAAATTGACTTGAAGAATCGTTCCTTTTATCGCCAGTTAGAAGTAAGGGGCTTTAAAAAAGAAAATGGAACAAAAAATAAAGTTTATTTTAAAGGCCTTACTTTAAATCAGTACGCTGGACATAATTTACTTTCAGGGGTTAATGAAGAAGCTAAAGGGGTTAATAAAGTTAATCAGCCAAAAGAAGATAAACCAGCTATTAGAAAAAAGCTATGAAACCTTATGTATCAAAGGATTATCAAAGATTTATAATTAAGGGTTTTAGGGTTATGGGTTAATGAGTTAATTAAATATATATGTTCCTTTCTTATGAAAATAAATAAATAAAAAATAATATATATATATATAAGGAGTTTAATAGATTTCGCTGTTAATTCGTTAACTTATTAACCGTTTCTTTTATAAAGCCTTATATATCAACGTTTTTAGGGGTTAATGAATGATTTGGGTTAATAAAAACATTAACCCTTTTTAAAAAGAGGTGGGAAAAATGCACCCAAAACAAATTTGTGCAGACTTAGAAATGTTGGGCGCTCGTTTGGTTCTCGATGGTAACGATCTTTATATTGAGAATCCCGAAAACGTCTATCAAGAACTTGTGGAATTTGTCCAGTCTTACAAGAAACGAATTATTCGTTATTTGAAAGGCGAATACTCGGATCATGAACATAATGTGAAACAAACAATAGATAAAATCATTAATTATTACATGGGCATTGCTCAAGACTTAAATACAAAAATAGATGACTGGTTTAATCATGATTGGGAGGCAGCGATAAAAGTCTCGAGATTGCTCGTTTTATTTTGGGAGAACGGATGGAGAGACCTTGACACTTCCGTTTCAAATTTTGAAAGTGAGGAAACAGACAAACTCTCATTAGAAATTTATGAGAGGGCCATGTCTTATTTTAAGGGGAATAAATCATGACTATTATTCATTACAACTATTCAGACACGGAGTTAAAAGAAATTTTAGGCAGCATGGTCATTATTGTGGATACGAGAGAACAGAAGAATCAACATGTTCTTGACTATCTTCGCAAAAAGAATGTATCAATCAAATTCAAAGGGATGAAGACGGGCGACTATTCCGCAATGATTCCCAAGAATGAGGCTTACGGGATCAATAGAGATATGTATTTAAACGCAGCTATCGAAAGGAAAAACGGAGTTGATGAGCTTGTTCAATCCATTAAGGACCGTTCCAGGTTTGAAAATGAATTGATTCGTGCATCAAAAAACCCTTTCACTCTTCTTGTGGAAGACCTGGAAGGATATCAAAAGATACTCAACGGAAAATATCGTTCAAAATATGAACCTAAATCGCTGCTTGGTAGCTTGAAAACATTTGAGGTTCGTTACAATTTCTCAACGGTTTTTATTAATCCAAGTGCGACCGGAAACTATATCTATCATCATTTTCATTACATGGCCCGAGAATTACTAAAGGGGGGCTTGATGTGAATGAATTAATGAAGGCCCTTTATATTGAGCGAAAAAAGGATGAAATCAAAGCGCAGCTACTTAAAATGGGATATTTTAAAACGCCTGATGGTCGGCAGTTGTACGAGCTTTCACTGGATGAATTAGACGGAATATTCAAAAAACAATTGATTGAAAGGGGAAAATAAATATGGCTTTTGTAGGTTTTGAAGAATCACATGAGGTGCGACAGCTGGCTAAAAGTTTAATTGATGAACACCACCCACATTTAAAAGATGCGATTGAGCACATTGGGTTTTATATTCGAGAAGGCAGCAGCAAATGGGCGGGGAAAGCGAAAAAATGTACGGCCTTTGAACGTCATATGACCGATTACATGCTTTTTGTATTCGTAAATAAGGAATCCTGGAAGGCAATGAACAAGAAACAGCGTGCCGCCCTGGTCGATCATGAACTTTGTCATTTTACTCGTGTAAAGTGGGAGGAACCTGACCCGAAAGATGCAAGGAATTGGATCACTGTGTACGGGCCCGCTGATGATCCTGACAGTTGGGGCATTCGAGAGCATGATGTGGAGGAATTTTCCGAAATCATTGAACGTCATGGTCTTTGGGATACGGGTATTGAATCATTCGCCGCAGTTGTGCGGGAGGCTGATCACCAATTGAATATTGATGATGTTAACCGTATAACAAGGGTGAAGTAAATGAGGAATCGGCTGCTTATCTTTTATATCGTGTTCGGGTTGTTTTCAGCTTTATCAATAATAAATGTGAAATAAGAGACTTATATAAGCCCTAAAGGCATAGGAGGAGCACCATGATTAAACGTCAATATAACGACGGAAAAGACCACGTACATGTTTTGTCATACGGAGGTGGCACACAATCAACGGCATTACTCTTGATGGCTCTAAAGGGTGAGATTAATGGAGTAATACCGGACTATATCATCTTTTCGGATACTGGATGGGAGCCGAAGCACGTTTACAACTGGATCGAGAAAATAAACAAACACATCAAAGCCAATTACGGACGTGAAATCATCTTTTGTGATAACGGAAATATTCGTGATGACATTGTAGAAGGTTCCGAAACAGGAAATAGATTCGCAAGCATTCCTTTTTTCACAAAAGATAAGAATGGAGAAATCGGCATCGCCCGCCGCCAGTGTACAAATGAATACAAGATATTACCTGTTAATCGAAAAATCCGTTCTTTGCTCGGATACAAGCCGAGGCAACGTATCAAAGAGGTTGTTCACCTATGGAAAGGCATTAGCACCGATGAAATACAACGAGTTAAGCCGAGTCGGGAAAGCTGGCAAGTAGCAGAGCATCCTTTGGTTGATATAGCTTTCGTTGATCGCTCAAGATGCATCACATATGTTGAGCGTGAAGGACTCGGAACACCTGCAAAATCTAGTTGTATCGGATGCCCGTTTCATGACTTTAACGCATGGAGAGAAATGAAACTCAAAGATCAAGAGTCGTGGCAAGACGCGGTGGAAATTGACCGTCTTATAAGGAAACTACCACGATTTAAAAATAATGCTTTTTTGCATAAGTCGGGTAGACCATTGGAAGAGGTTGATTTCAATGAGGATCAGCTTGATATAGACCATTTTTTGAACGAATGCGAAGGAATGTGCGGAATATAA